TCAGCTTCAACCCGGACTTTCCATTGTTCAAAACTCGGGTGCTCTACCCACCGTAAAAGCGACTGATGAAATTTTTGTGTATCCTCAGCCCAGTACCCTAAACTGTGGGGCTTGCCGACCCAACACCATGTTGTACGGCACCGCTCCCTACAAGGCGGGTAAGGGTTCCCCAGCTCAGTACATCGAGACGAGTGATGAACTTCGTCCCCAATCCACTTCCCGTTTCAACAAGAATATCGTCCAAACTTATGAACGAAATTTGTTCCCATTGTCCAACATGGAGTGTAAGACTCCCCTTCGTACGATTCGATATGAACCCGCGAGCACTCGTGCCGAACTCCAGAATGGTTTGTTTCAGAAAAGATATGTTAATAAAAATGTAAGTAAGAAGTAAGAATGGCTGATCCCATTTCACTTATGGCTATAGCTGGTCTCGTGTACGCTGGACGCAACTTAAGTACTAAATCAGTTCCACCTAAGGTTGATAACGATGTACCTGTTATAAAAAGTCCTCGAATGGTCGAAACTACAAATTTCGAACCAACAATGGAAGTTTCCAGTAAACGAGAAATGGACAGCTTTGCTGATATTTCTAAACAACAGAGAAGTGGTGGTCAAGAAGTCTTGAACATGCGAAACCGTATGTATGATACTGGTCGAATGAACAATCTTTCCCCAGTTGAGAAGCAACTTGTTGGTCCAGGTCTCGGTGTAGGTGCCAATGTTCCAGCTGTTGGGGGTCATCAGCAGATGTTCAGGGTCAACCCAGTAAATGTTGGTGCGTACAGGTTGACCACTCTCCCAGGGCGTACTGGTCCAGCCCAAGATGTTACTGGTGGTCGGTCGGCTAAGGTTGGTGAGCTCACACACAACAAACCTGAAACAACTGCTTACCTTCCATCCAGGCTTCCCACTATGCCTGGTCGCGCTCAGGGTATGTCGGGTGTTGTGCCTCGCACAGAACATGAAAAAACCAAGCGTACCACTAATCGCTCGGAGACAGGTCTCCGTGAAGATGGTTTAGGGTATAACGGTGCTAAACGATTCGTTTCCGCTCAAACAATGTCCCAGGATCCTACACGATTCAAGACTGATCGCAACGATATGCAATATGAGTATTACAACCGACCCGCCCCAGGTATTCATAGCCATCATGGTGCGTACACCAATAGTGCTGCTGCTCAGGTGACTGCGAAGACGAATGAACAACTCATGAAGTATGGTTTCCGCCCCGAAGATCGCCGTGGCAAGCCTAACCGTATGGGTAACGCTGGTCGTATGAACGTTCGCGAGTCGGCTCTCAAACAGGGCGGTGTCCTCACTACGGTTCGGTCGGACACAACTCGTGTCGATGGTCGTGTGAGTGCTGCCAACGGTGCTTGGACCCAAAACTACCAACAAAAACCTTTCCATCAGTTCAATGCCTATAAGGGTAATGCGAATCCAAACACCCAAAACTTGGATGTGGCTAAGAGACAACTCCAGAACAACCCCCTTGCACACAGTCTTTACCAGTAATAATTTATATGTAAATGAAAACAATCATTAAAATATTATCCCTATATTTTAATGAAGGTACACAACCTCTCTATTGATAGTAGTCAGCGTGGAATTAATGTAATCGCATCAAACACATATTACGATGAAAGTAATACATACATTATCGACGCCTATTCTAACACGTACTCGAGCCCGAATAACTATGTCATTACCCTAGAAAATCCAATCTATGACGTTTCTGAAATTAAACTTGTATCGGCTCGTATTCCCACACCACAATTGACTTTGTGTGCAACTAACAACACTTTCAGTGTAGATGGACAAACTGTTACATTGACGAATGCTGATTACCCCACTGGTGGTGATTTAGCTACACATCTTGAGGCGGAACTCGCCCCACCCGTTTCAAATGTTAGTGAAGTCAGTTTTGACACAGACACAAAAAGATTAACATTCTCAAATGTTGGTACATCAAACACTTTCACATTCGAATTTTATACAGGAGACAATGGATACCTTAAAGAATCATCGGTGGTGACAACACCTCATCAAGTGCTCGGTTTCGGTTCAAATGATTATGATTCGACGAGTAATGTATTGACTTCGGGTGCTGTAAATCTTGTGGGACCCAATACCCTCATTTTGAAACTTTCGAGTGGATCGGATGAATTTACACAAAGTGTATACACGTCAACACCATTTTATACAGGTCACATCTTATTGAATGGTACAGACTTTATAAACATTAGCGGCGCTGATGACATTCTCACACATCATTTTCACACTGGTCCCCTAAAATACATCAAGGACATTCATGTTGAATTTTTCTATATGAGTCACGGAAGATTGATTCCTTATGATTTTATGAATCAAGAACATATATTGAAGTTTGAAGTTACGTGTTCCACTGATAAATTAAAGAATCTCCCAAAAGTTCCCATAGAGGAGGAGGAGGTTGGAGAGAAAACATCTATAAGCATCTCCGAGAAGGTGGAGAAAGATCCTTATAATTGGAAAATCTATATCGGTATCGTGTTAGTTTTAGTTTTCGGTTTGATAGTAATAGCGCTGATGTCTGGAAAGTCTAAAAGAAATTACCGAGTAACCGCGTAGACGGGTTGGGCAGGCTTGGACACACGAGTTGACACGCGTGACACAACCATAAAGACGACGATCGAGAGGAGGGTGGTGAGGATCGCGGTGAGGGCGTACTGGGTACCACCGTTCTTAGGCACCTTAATGACCTGGCTGATGACCCATCGGACGAGATCCATCCAGGACATAGCGGCGGCGAAGGAGAAACCCGCGACAATCGCGTTGAGCGATTGGGTCTCAAGTTCTTGTGTAACGAGGTTGACGGTTGCGACGGCTTGATCCATCATTGTATGTTATACACTATCCTGAGAAAATTATTCGAATGAGAGTTTCTCCCTTTTGACCATTTTTTTAAACTTTTTTGTTTTAATTGTTTTTGTTTTTGAGAAGAGTTGTTCATCATCAGATGAATCTTCACTAGAGCTGTTCTCAGATTCATACTTCTTAAACTTATCTTCGGAGAATGACCATGCTTCAGGCTCGGAGGTGCTCATTACTATTAATAGCATTTTTTAACATCCGTTCTGTCGGATTTTGGGGAACCCAAGATTCCCAATGATCATATGCTTGATTCATCAAATTAATTCGTTCGTCATCGCCTGTGTATCTCACAAATGGTGGACAGTCTTCTGGGTCCACCTCTCTGACGTCTTCTTCATCAGACTCTTCATCGTCGTAAAGATCTGGAAAAAGTGTACCAATATCTTGACCAACTGTATACATTGCACAATACTTAGTCGCATATTCCATGTCTTCTGGAAGTATAGTATCTCTTCCACAAGCTTTGCAATAGACGCCAGCCAACACCATACTCCTTTCCATCACTGGTAGAATAATATCAATCATACTATTAACGTATCCTTCCACCATCTGATCCCCATTGCCATCACCGAATCCCGTTTGCATATTCATCTTTAATATTTAACGTTAAAAAGTGTTTCTGTAATTCCCTCACTTACGCGTAAAATGTTATAACTCTCTGCGTATACACGTATTTGACGTGCAAAATCAGGACTACTTGTCAGGTTCAACTTGAGAATTTGTTCTTTTATCAGACTCAAATTAATCTGACCCGTTGGATACCACTCTTCTGGTTGAAGTGCAAAACTGTAGGAGTAAAATCTTCGAATCAATTGTGTTTTAGAATGGTGAATCGCTGCCTGTATAGCTTTAAGAAATATGACATTACCTGTATCCTGTGTAATAATGTCCTGTCCGTCGAGTGTGAGTGTGAGGTAGTCAAGATTTTCATAGAGAATGAGTTTATCATCTATGACTGCGTACAGATTGTCATAATCGAATGGTGTTACAAAGTTCCCCTGTGTAACTCCATCCCCTGTAGTTCCCCGTCTCTGAATAACAAAGTATAACTCTTTGACTGGATTAATAAAATCGAGTTTGAATGTACCCTCATTCACACCTGCACCAACATCAAAAGAGTTTTGTTGAATCTGTGTAATTATATAATCCCTCTTGGTGTTTTGTATTTTCACTCTCTCGGCACAATCGATATAGACAACCTCTGTACACAATTTGAAATCTGAAACGTTTATATTCTGTTCGAGTTTTTCATAGTTACCATTGACTTTGATCACGATGTCCTGAGCATTCCTTAATTTAAATTCAACTTCAACTTCCTGTTTTTGTATGGCACACAAAGGTATCGCCAATTCTGGATGTTGATGGAAATAAAATGGAAGATCGACGAAAAAATCTTCATCTGTACCCAAACCGAGTGTATTATGAATGATTATACCAGCGTTACCACTCACTTGAGAAACAGGTTTATCTGAAGTTCTCAATGGATATTTTCCAATCAACTGTTCGAGAGCCTTTTGTTTCGTTTGAGTGACATAATGTTCAGAATATATCTGTAGATAGTCACTGGTAAGGCGCTGTACAACCTTTCCACCTATGATAAGGTCCACATAT